CGGAAGTCAAGAGGCATCTAGAAAACGTCGGTTAGCCTTGTGGCATGACTGATTTCACCACCGACGGGTTGTTGTATCCGCTCACAAAGGGCGACCTACTCGGTCACATCTTCCACGGCAACCAATACTCCAAGGGGGTAGCCGAACACGTCAACGCAGGTGAAAAGGCCGAGCGCATGGGCGTGTACCGTTTCCATAACGGGCGCTGGCAGCAGGCCAAGGAACTCCACGAAGAGGCCGTCAAGCACTTCACCGCCGCCAGAGATTTGGAAAAGGCCAACGGCGGCAGCAAAGCGGACGAACTTGATGCCCGTGTCAAGGTGAATCAGCAGCGTGCAGAGACGGCGGCACAGATGGTGCGAGCAAAGGCGATGACCGACCAGATGCGCACGGAATACGCACAAACGGGCGAGGTTCATTACCCAACTCAGGGGCAGTGAAATCCGCTAGTAGCCTTGTCTTGTGACCTGTTTGGCAGCGTGGAAAGACAAAAAGCAAGTGTGGATGGCTGGGGACAGCGGCGCATTCGATGACAGCACGGTCATCATCTCGGCAGAGCCAAAAGTTTGGGCCACTGAATCAAGTCTTGTCGGCGTATCGGGTTCGTTTCGGATTATGGACATTCTCCGAAAGAGCGCCGTTTCTGACCCGTACAAAATCCGTGACTACCTCATGGCACGGGCAAACGACGCAGGGTTTCCAGCAGACGATTGGGCCGTCCTCGTCGCCAACAAGACTGCCATCTACGAGATTGGTTCGGACTTTGCCGTGGTGAAATCACGAGAGTTATACGGGGCCACAGGTGCTGGCGCTCAGGCCGCACTCGCCGCACTGTACGCTTTGGAACGCAGTAAGGAACTCACGGGCAAGGAACGAGTGGAGACAGCAGTGAACGCCGCAGTCACACACACGACCAACGCACGCCCACCCGTCGTGGTTATTTCACTGTGAACTCCTACGTCCTAACCTACGAAGAGCGCCCCGACTTCACGCTCAACAAAGAGCGCACGGTTCACCACATGGTGCGAGCCAAGATTGTCAAGGAGTGGAGAGCAGCATTCTGTGACCTCGCAAAAGAGGCGATGATGCCGAGCATGGAGCAGGTGGAAATCACCATCCAGCCCTACGTCCTCAACGCCAAGTACCGCCAAGACGTGGGCGCATGCTTCCCTCAGGTGAAGGCAGCGGTTGACGGACTGGTTGATGCAGGCGTACTGATTGACGACAACGCCAAGATTGTGGTGAAACTAACCTTCCTCGCCCCGCTGTTTGGCAAGGACGCATTAGAGATGACCGTCACCGAGGTGTCTGCACCGCTAGACTAGGGTTTATGCTCACTCTGGTGGAATCCGACGACGAAGAGTTCGACGAAGAAGAACGTCTTGCTAGCATGTCACGCCATCCCTCGACGGGGGAGAAGCAATGAACGAAATGCTTTTCACCACCACGGATGAGTGGCTGCCGTTGGGAAAGTCCAACACACCGCTGACATCTGATTTGGAATCAGACCCCATCACCACCGAGGCGTGCGAGCAGTTCGAGTACGACCCAACCAGCACGAGGTTCTACCCGTGGGCTAAGCCCAACGTAGGTGAGGATTGGAACATCGGCGTAATCGTGGGCGCTTCTGGCAGTGGCAAGACGTTACTGCTAACTGAGTTTGGTGAAATGGCACAGCCGCAGTGGGACAACACACGCTCAGTCATCTCACACTTCACCACCGCAGAGCAAGGCGCAGCGTTGATGTACGCCGTCGGATTGAACGCCGTGCCGACGTGGACGAAGCCGTACAACGTTCTGAGTACTGGTGAAAAGTTCCGAGTGGACTTGGCTCGTCAGATTGCCGACAACGCCGTCATTGACGAGTTCACCTCAGTCGTAGACCGCACCGTCGCCAAGGCCGCCAGCAACACGTTCCAAAAGTACGTCCGTACAAACGCCGTACACAACATCGTCATCGCCACTTGCCATCGTGACGTGCTGGAATGGCTACAGCCCGATTGGATTATTGACACCGACGCTGGGATGTACTGCCTTCAGCCCAAGGAGTGCCTTCATCGAGAACCTTTGGTGGCAGAGGTATACGAAGTCGAAGCAGCCATGTGGCAGTATTTCGTGGAACACCACTACCTCAATGGCTCACTCAACGGTTCGTCCGAGTGCTATGTCGCCGTCATTGGTGGAATCCCAGCCGCCTTCTACGCAGTTCTCTCTTTTCCAAGCGGAACAGTGAAAAACGCATACCGAGGCCATCGCCTCGTTGTCAAGCCAGACTTTCAAGGTTTAGGAGTGGGTGTAAGATTTAGTGACTGGCAAGGTGCGAATCAGACGTTGATGGAGCGACGTTTTTTCACCAAGACCACACACCCCCGACTAGGCCAATACCGAGACGGTTCTGCGCTTTGGAAGCCGACTTCCAAGAACCACGTCAAGCGCAAAGACAGCGTTGCTGAAAACCAGCGAGTGGAGCGTTTCTCTGGCTGGCAGCCCAGCCGACGGATGTCCTACTCACACGAGTTCATTGGGGATTTCACTAAACCCCACATAGACCACCCAACTTTGGAAACCCCACTAGACTAACTCTCACAAGGAGAACAGAATGCCTAACGATTTCACCACCCCACTACCAGAGCGCAAAGAGGCTGAGGCATCGTTCTCGCCTGAGGTCGCCTCACTTCTTCAGCACATCAAGGACATCTGCGCTCAGATGCGTGACCACGAGAAGAAGGTCATCGAGTTAGGCAAGGAGCGTCGTCAGACCGTCACCCGTCTCCGTGACGCAGGCGTGACGTGGCGCAAGATTGCTGAATGGGCTGGCACCACCGACCAAGCCCTATACAAGCACCACAACCGAGAAACGAAGTAAGCACACGGGATTTCTTAGTTTGGTACTTGCTATCACCACTAAACCGTAGTATGATAGTAAGTCTATGCCAACTGATGAAAACCTTGCAAAAGCAGTCCGTGCGCTTGCCTCAGTAGATGATGGAGCGGTACGTCCTGACGGTGTTGGCTACAACGGTGGAGACACCAAGTTCGGCAACGCCCTAGCGCAACTACCTGCTGAAGCATGGACACCTGAGACGGCCCTAGAAGCCTACGAGATGCTGGAGAAGTACAAGTGGCAACTCTCGTTCGCAGGCATTGACTACGATGCCATCACCAAGCCCGTAGCCAACAAGCCAGTTCGTGGCATCAAGGCCGTGGACGTTCGTCAGGGCAAGGTCGTGGTGTTCATCCCGTGGGGAGACAGCACCTATCCCAAGGGCGACCTCAACGCCGTATGGAATCGTGAGATGAAGGCGTGGATGATTCCCACGGGCAAGCACGGCTCCGTACTGGCGTGGGCAAGCCGTAATGGTGTTCCCGTGTCTGACCGAGCCAAGGCGATTCTAGGTCAGTCACCCCAGCCGAGCGCCACCGAGTGGATTGGTGAAGCCGTGCTGGAGAAGCAGGGCATCGTCATCCGATTTGACTACAACCCCAAGGTCGTGGACGCTATCCGCACCATCAGCGGACGACGTTGGAATGCCGACGAAAAGACGTGGACGGTTCCCAAGGAATCCATCAGCATCGTGCGCAAGTTGTGTGAAGAGTACAACATCTTCATGACCAACGACGTGAAGGCACTGAAGGACGTAGAGGTAATCACCACGCCTAAGGTCATGGTGGACGGACGCAACTTCGCCATCTACTTCGAGTACGACGCAACCATCATCAGCGAGGTCAGGCAGATGCCTGGGTCGGAATGGAAGCCGTCAATCAAGTGTTGGACGGTGCCACAGGAGAGCGTGGACGAAGTGGTGAAGTTCGCCCAGCGTCATAATGCCCGTGTTGCCAAGGAAGCGAAGCGCCTCATGGACGAGGCCGACAGCGTGCGAGACATCATCGAGGCGAGCGCCGCCAAGGACGCAGAAATCACCATCAACGGATTCGGCAACGAGACGTTCCAACTGTTCCCCTTCCAGCGTGCAGGCGTGGCGTATGCCATGCGAGCCATGGGCTACGAGCATGACAATGGTGATTGGAAGCAGGTCGCTCCGACCACAGGTGGCGTGTTGATTGGCGACGAGATGGGTCTAGGAAAAACACCTCAGGGTCTGGCTCTTCTCCAAGCAGCCCAAGCCTTCCCAGCCGTTGTAGTCGTCCCTGCCAGCCTCAAACTGAACTGGCAACGAGAGGCTAAGCGATGGATACCGCACGCCTCTACGCACGTTGTGAACGGCACCAGTGGTGAACTCCCCGAGGCAGCAATCTACATAGTCAACTACGACGTACTTGCCCACTGGGTCAACAAGTTCCCTGACCTCAAGGGGCTAGTCCTCGACGAGAGCCACTACATCAAGAACGGTTCAGCACAGCGTTCCAAGGCGTGCGTCCAACTCTCCAACCGTGTGGTCGAGGGTGGCATTAGGGCGTGCCTATCGGGGACACCTATCGTCAATCAGCCCACGGAAATTATTACGCAACTCCGTGTCATCAACCGTCTCGAAGAGTTCGAGGGGGCGACCAAGTTCCGCAACGTCTACGGACGAGCGACCAATCGCAACCTCGCTGCGCTGAACCGCAAACTTCGAGCGACGTGCTACGTCCGTCGCCGCAAGGCCGAGGTGCTCACCGAGTTGCCGCCGAAGATGTGGAGCCACGTCGTCGTGGAAGGTGATTCCAAGGTCATGACCGAGTACAAGAAGGCCGAGGCAGACATCGTTCGCTACCTAGCCGACCTCGCTCACATGCTGGCACTGGAGAGTGGAGCCGACACCGAAGAGGCAGCCGATGCCGCTTGGAAGAAGGCGCTCCGAGCACGAGCCGCCGAGCAGTTGGTTGCCATCAGCACCCTGAAGCAACTCGCAGCCAAGGCGAAGATGGAATCAGCCAAGGAGTGGATTGACAACTTCCTCGCCAACGATAAGAAGTTGGTCGTGTTCGGTTGGCACCGAGACGTGGTAGACGCTATCGCAGACAACTTCAGCAACGGGGTCAAGATTCAGGGCGGACTGACTGGCGAGAAGCGTCAAGCAGCCGTTGACCTGTTCCAAATCGAGGATAAGCAGAAGGTGATTGCCTGCAACATCAAAGCAGCAGGCGTGGGATTGACCCTGACCGCAGCGAGCGACGTTCTGTTCCTAGAGCAGGGATGGACACCAGCCGACATGGAGCAAGCGGTAGACCGTTGCCACCGTATCGGTCAGCAAGACAGCGTGACTGGTTGGCTCATGCTCACCAAGGACACGATTGACGAGGACATCGCCATGTTGATTGACCGCAAGCGAGCCATCGTGAACCGAGCCATTGACGGCTCCGACCAAGATGACGACGTTGAAGGTTCGATGCTAGGCGACCTGTTGGTCAGCCTCGCAGAACGAGGAATGTCAGAAGGAGAATAAATGAAACAGCAAATGATAAAAATGGAGTGCGTTTCCTGTCATGAGTGGGTGACTAGGGTTGAGAACTTACAAATGACTTGCGAAAAATGCACCCCGCCTTCGCCCAAGTGGGCGGTGGGGGCGGACAAAGTTCGTTTTGTGACGTTTGATGGGTTTGTAGACCTTTGGCGTGAGGTGATGGCGGACACTTGCGAGCGTTGGCATGATAAGCGTGATGACTACACGGGTCTGCACGGTCACAATCAGCCGAAGCGACCAGTTGATTGTTTTTGCTGGGACTTTGACGCTTTGCTTTTGATGACCAATGATGAGTTGGCGGAGCGAGGCTTGGGGGATAACTATTATCGGCTGTTCCAGCAAGTGATGAACGGAGCGTTGCGCCGACACCACAAAATAGAGACGGATAAAGAACTATTCCGTTTTTTGTCGTTCGGCGCTAGGTACAACAACAAGCGATTGGAACTTACGAACCTCACACCTCGTAGGCGAAAGGCTGTTCAGACTAAGACTGACGTGACTTCCAAATCTCAACGGCAGAAGCGACTGGTTTCAGCAAGTTAGAGGTTGCCAGAGATGGTTGAGGCGTAGGCGGTTGCCTTCATAGCCTTAGCCTTCAGCAGGGGCACGTCGGGCGTATTGAACGCCGTAGCCGTCGCCAAGTCCTGCCAAGCCTTTGACGCATCAGCAAGTGCCTTGGCGATACGGGCGTACTGGTTCGAGGCGTAAGTTTCGCCTTCCACACGGTCTGCCAGCAATGCCTTAGTACTGAAATCAGTCATTTTAGTTAGTCTATTCCCCAACCAGCGCCGTTATTTGCCGTATTCCCAGGTGTCACATACGAAGAACTTTCGCCGCCCTTGATTTGCCAAGAGCCGTCACGACGCTTCGTGTACTCACGTTCGGGGGCATTTGGATTACTGCCCATTCGAGCCGTGAACTTGCGAGGCGAAACAGAAGTGATGACGTGGTGGAATGACGAGCCGTTGGGGTGGTGGACAGTAATGGAAGCGCCTACGGCAGGCTCCCACTGGTTCCCATGAAACTCGTGTCCTTTGACATCACCCTTGGTGACCGTGCCAGAGGCAATCGAGGTGCCGTTCATTACACCAGACACAGGGTTCTGGTTCGCCATGACTGCGGAGTTGGCATCAGCGGTAGCGTCCACTGCGGCCTGCGTTGCGCCACGGGCGTTGAGGCCGTCCTCGCCGTTGTTTTCACTGGCTGCGTGGTCGTGCAAGTCGGCAGCGTGCATGTTCAGCGTGGCGAGGTCTGGGTGACCCGAAGCCTTGAACGCAGCAGCGACATCACGGTGCTGTTGAGCCAACTTCATGTGAGCGTCACGACGAGCAATGATGTCGTGCTTGCCGACGATGTTGTGTGCATCAGCAGCCATGACCGCCAACTGCTGGCCCTCAGAGGTGTGACGGGGCAGAGCGTCCTGCTTTGGATAGTTGGCGGCCTTAGCCAGCAACGAAGCGGTGGTGAAATCGGTCATCGAAACTCCTAGTAGGCGGTGGTTGACTGGTTGACTGAGTAGGGGAGTGGGGCGACATCATTCAGGCCACCCATTGTGACGGCGGCAGCAAGGGCGGCAATCGCCTCATTGTGCGCCATGCGAGACATGACAAACGCACGGTGAGCGCCAAGCCAAGCGTCCTTTGCTGGAATGTTCTCAGGGGCGTGCGTAGCGTCACGGTCAGAGTTCGAGTTCTGGTTGCGGTTGTCAACGGCGAAGTCAATCGCTTCTTTGGTTCCAGCAACGGACTGCAAGCAACGCTTGGCAGCGTCCAAGTGGGCACCGTAGGCATCACCATTGGCAGAGACGGCCTTGATGTTCGTAGTGGGGTTCGCAGCCTTCATGTCCTCAGCCAACTTCTGGTGGGCAAGGGCGAGCGAGTTGTGCACGGCGGCAAGAGCAGTGAAATCTTCGGCGGTGAGCGGCGCAATGATGCCCAGAGCAGCGTTCTCCTGCTTGTCCATAGCCGAGCCAGCGGCACGGTACAGTTCAGCACTGCGAGTAACGAAGGGGGAGTTCGACATCGTGTTCCCAGCGGTGAACGCAGGCAAGTAGTTGTAGTCGGTTGAACTCTTCAGAAGCGAGTTGGTGGTGAAATCCTTAGCCACAAGCGTGCCTTTCATGGGTGCGTTCTCCCACAAATCTACACCCATCTTGGTGAAATAGCGTTTAGATGAGCGGTTCTTGACTGGCGAGGTCGTGGGCACGAGCCGACGCTGCGCTGGCCTGCCCGTACAGATTGGAAGCGGCATCTTTATCACCACTGTGGTAGGCGGTTGAAGCCTGCTGCCACATGTCCGCCGCTTTGCCGTGAGCGTCAGCCATGTTCTTCATGTGGTCTGCGGTTGGGTCAGCATCCCCGTACCGCCCAACAGACGTGTAGCGCCCAGCAACTGGCGCTTTGGGGGCTGGCTTTTCACCAGCGGCTTTGTTGAGCGCCATGACTTCGTGCCGTGCACTATCAGCCTGCTGTGACATCGCCAGAGCATTCTCCGAGGCTTTCTTGTTGTGCCCCCACGCAATGTCCGCCATAGGTTTCCATCCACCTTCGACTTTGGACGTGGAGTAGGCGTTTTGGTCTGCCGCATTGCCTGCGGTGAAATGCGCTTGCGCTGCTTGACGATTGAGGTCGGCAGCGGCAGTGAACTGACGAGCCAACGGGGTGGTTGCGCCACCGTTCGCCGCACGTTCCTTCGATGCCTTCAGGTCTAGCCCGTCGGCAATGCCACGGTGTTCGTGGCCCAAGTGCCAGTGCATTCCAGCAATGGCCTTTAGATTTGGATACTTCTGTGTCACAGGGATGTTGTATGCGCCCAAGAGTTGCGCCGCCTCAGGTGAAATGTCGTCTGGGTCGGTCACTTCGGTTGCCACTTTGGTTACTGGTTGGTTGATGGTCGCTTGATTGGCAGCGTTGGTGAAGTTGGCGGCACGGGAAGAGTACTGCTGGGCCTTGTCCGCCGTCAGAGCATTGGAAGCAATGGAGTTGCCCTCGACGGGGCGAATCGCCTTGATTTCACTGGCAGCATCATCGTGGGCCTGCGCCGCAGCCAAGTGTGCGTCTTTGGCCTTACCGTCGGGTAACTGGGCCGCAATCGCACGGTGACCATCAGCAATCTGCTGGTGCTTGGAAACAGTTGCGCCGAGGTTGTTCTCTAGCGTCGTGTGGAGTGCGTTGGCTTGGGACGACAATGCTGCGGCAGAAGAGTTTATTCCACCACCCAGTTTGGATACGGGGTAGCGAGAAAGCGACGGGAGAAGTTCAGAAGTAGAGAAGCCAGTCGCCATGTAACAAGGCTACCAACGGTTGGTGAAATCCTCGTTGTAGGCTGGGAATCATGAACATCAACGTCCGTGCAGAAAACGTAGCCATTGACAGCATTCAGGCCCACCCATCGAACCCCCGTCTAGGCGACGTTGCCGCCATTGCCGAATCGCTAGAGGTGAACGGGCAGTACAGCCCCGTCGTGGTTTGGAACGACACCATCGTGGCTGGTACGCACACATGGAAAGCCGCCAAGTCGCTGGGGTGGAAAGAGATTGCCATCACTCGGTTTGAGGGCACAGAGGACGAAGCACTACGGGTACTCATCACCGACAACCGCACGTCGGACATCGCCTCGTATGACAACGCCTTGCTCCTTGACCTGCTGCGCTCCCTGCCTGACCTTGACGGAACAGGCTACGACCAGACCACACTGGACGAACTGGACGGCGTTTTCACTGAATCAGGCGGCGGCGTTTCCAATCCGCTGGTTGAGGACGGCGAAGCAAAGCCCGAACCGAACCCGTTGGTGAAGTTTGGCAGCGCCTTCACGGGGGAACTCGACCCCATCCTGCACGGCATCTGGCTCGAATCCATCAAGGACGCAGTGGGCGACAAGAAAGCCAAGGTGACCAAGGAAGTTCGTGACCGCCTTGACTTGCCGTCGGAACCCAAGGTGAAATCAACGCCCAAAGTGGGGAAGTCGGAAACGCCAAAAGTCTCGATGGTGGAAACATCTCTTGTGCCACTGAGCGAACTCCGCCGTTACCCTTCCAATCCTCGTGAGGGCGACATCGGTGCCATCTCAGAATCCCTGCGCATCCTCGGTCAGTACCGACCCATCGTGGTGAACAAGCGCAACAACCAAATCCTGAAGGGCAACCACACCGCCGCTGCCGCATCTGCACTGGGGTGGAGTGAAATCGCCGTCGTATGGGTGGACGTGGACGACGAAGCCGCAACCCGAATCGTTCTGGCGGACAACCGCATCGCAGACAAAGCAACGTATGACAACGAACTACTAGTGAAAACCGTAGCGTCACTGAACTCCCTCGACGGCTCTGGGTTCGATGAGGACGACCTGAGCGAAATCGCCAAGGGCAAAGACAGTCAGCCAAACGGCGTGAAGGTGAAGTTCCAAATCGGAGACGTGAAGTTCAACGTCACTGAGGACATTTTCAACACTTGGCTTGGTGAAACGGCAATCCCCGACGAGGCGCTGGCTCGCCTCGGACTTCCAATGTCCGCCCTGCTCCGTGAAGGTGCGTAATGTGGTCAGTGTTCCTAAGTATTGGTGGAATACTTCTCACGATGCTCGTCGGTATGAAGTACTGGTGGGCTTGGCTCTACGCATTAGTGCTGAACGTAGCGTGGTGCATTTACTCCGTGGTAACCAAGCAGTACGGGTTTCTCCTAGCAAGCGCCGTGTACTTCGCCGTCTACTGGCGCAACATGGTGGAATGGCGACGGGACAAGGATTGAATCGAACCGACGTTCTCGGTTCTAATCCCCTTGACAAATCGAAAATCCCGTCTAAGTTGAGGCGTGTCTCCCAAAGGTGAAAACCCTAAGCGTGAGTACCCCGAAAAGAGACGGGAGTACGACAGACAGCGGAAGCGTCTACTGCGTGAGGCAGACCGTGAAGCGTACAACGAAGCACAGCGTGACTACTACGCCGACAACAGTGACCGCATCAAAGAGCAGGTCACCGCTCGCCGCAAAGCACACCGCCTACGAGTGCGCAAGTACTTGGCTGAGGTGAAATCCAAACCGTGCGCCGACTGCGGCATTGCGTACCCACCACAGTGCATGGACTTCGACCACCTCAGCGACAAGAGGTTCAACGTCAGTGAAGCCGCCAGTGGCAACTACTCGCTAGAGACAATCAAAGCCGAGATAGTGAAATGTGAAGTCGTGTGTTCCAACTGCCACCGCATGCGCACACACCGCCGCCAGCAGAAGAAAAAACATCCCGAAAGTCGTTGATTCCACCACTCAACCCTGATACATTGTTGTCGTGCCCACTCTCGAAGTCATCGTTATCCTCATAGGACTTCCCCTCACCGTCTTGGCGTTGCTCCTACTTGGAGAACAAGACATTGACAAAGGAATCTAATGGAGAAGCCCGAATACCCTGATGAATCACTACTTGCGTCCATCCAGCATCAGGCCGAGAAACTGGGCTACCTCGTCGCTCAGGTGGAAAAGATGTTCGACCACCACGTTCGGTATGACCGCCACCAAGAGACGGTGCGCCACTCCAACGCCTCAACCGCCGACCTCAGCGAATGGATGACCGCACAAATCTCGTCGGATGAACTAGCGGAGCGAGCCGCTGTCTTGATACAGTCAACGTCCGACAACTACGATGCCATCAAAGCCAACTACCAGCACAACATCAACACGCTGAACCAGATGGTGCTCGACGGCATCAACAGGGGCAAGGCGCAAGCCAACGACCTCGACAACACCCTCAACGAAATCTTGAACCAAGGAGACAAACAATGAGCCACGATTACACCAAAAAGGACTACTACAACCACTGGTTGCCGAAGCGCACGCTCGACGACGTGTACGACTTGGTGAAAAGCCTGAGCAAGACCGTTGCCGAACTGACGAAGGAACTTGAAATCGTCAAGGAGCAGAACGTTGACGCTCTCGAAATGCTCGACGAACTCACCAACACCACCTTCGACGGCGACTTCAACATTACCGTCGTTGCCGACGGGTACGTTGAGCCAAAGGCATACGAAGCCACGACGTTAGGTGAAATCATCGTGGACTACCTCGGTGAGGTTCCCGTCTACGAAGAAGAGCCAGAAGAAGAACCCAATGGCTGTGGTGGAAACTGCAAGTGCAAGAAGGAACTGCCACTGGGCGGCGAGGACGAACTCGACGACATCATCCGCTGGCTGAACATCCAAATCGGCATCGCTGAGCGCAACGAAGGCAACACCACACCCTTTGAGCGCACCCTAGAGCACATCAAGCGCCTTCAGAAGTTCTTGGGCAAGTAGTTCACCATGACCAGCGTGGGCTACGGCGTATGCGCAGTGTGTCGCCAGATTATGCGCTTTGACGGCAAGGGCGAAATGGAGTGGTACCACCTCACCCCTGACATCTCCCACAAACCAGTCCTGAAGTCGTGGGACAACGATTGGACTGAGCAGTGAAATACCTACCCGTGAGCATCATTGGCGTTGCAGGCGTGGCCCAGAGCGGCAAGAGCACGTTGGGCGAACTCATCGCAGAGCGGTGCGGCTTTCAGCACCACAACTTTGCCGACCTCATGCGTGACTTCCTGTACGCCATGAACCCCATCATCGAAGAGCCAGTCATCTACATTGACCACGAAACCGAAGAGGTGGAAACCACCGTCATTCGTGTCCGTGACATCGTTGACCGCATTGGTTGGGACGGGGCGAAGGTGGAATACCCAGAGGTACGCCAACTCATGCAGCGCCTCGGCACCGAAGCAGGGCGCAACCTGTTTGGTGAAAACTTCTGGGTAGACCAGTTCTTCTCGGCGCATTCGATTGGAAACCTCATTGTCACGGACGTTCGCTTCCCCAACGAAGCGCAAGCCATCAAAGACCGTGGTGGAATAATCGTGCGCATCAAGCGTGACGGGTATGAACCAGTCAACGGGCACATCTCCGAGACTGCGTACACCGACCAAGACTTCATTCTGCACAACAATGGAACGCCCGAAGAGTTGTACGAGAACTTCACCATCGGGCTTGAAGAGTATCTAAAGGACTACCAATGACCGTTACTTTTCCATCGTCGGGCTACTACTGCACTCGCTGTGGAGTGTGGGTATCTAACACCACCAACGGGCACTCGTGCCCACCCCTTACTTACCCCTCAACATCTTCCAACACGGTGTCGTGGTATCCCAACAACTTCGCTTTGGAAAAGAAGTTGGACGAAGTGATTTCACTGCTCAAAAAACTTCCCGACACCGACGCTCTCAACAACAAGTTGGTGCGAGTTGTTGCGAAGATTGAAACTCTCCGAACGGGGGTTACCGTTCAGTCCACGACAACGAACCACAAGTATCCCATTGGTGAAAAGGTGCGCCTTGTCAACGGCAACACGAAGGGGCAGTGGGGAACTGTCGCCCAACACTTGCTCAACGGTCAGTATCTGGTGGAAAACACTTGGCTAGAGAATGACCCCATGAAGAACAAGGGCGACCTGCCGACCTACCAAGTGATGGCAGAGGGACTGATACGCCCTTTAGCCACCTTGCTCACCGTTTCCGACCTAAAGGTGGGCGACGTGGTGAAATACATTGACGGGGTAAGTGGTTACTATCGCTCAGAAAGCGGAACGTTCACTGTGACCGCCGTCGGTGAGAAGCACGTTATGTTGTCGGGTCTTGATTGGCACGGCGAGCAGATTGAGTTCAGCCATGACCCAGCCGATTTGGAGCCTGCGGTACTTGACACCAACAACTCAACCGCAGTAGAGTAGAACCGTAACCGCATCACCAACCCGTAAAGGAAACCATGTCAACACTCATCATCTTGTTTGTAGCCGTTGTCGTTATCGGCTCATTCATTGACGCTTGCCTTCAGCACAAGAGCAAGTGGGACGCAGTTCAGAAGTCGAAGGCTGGCTGGCTCGTCCTCATCTTCTTTTTTGGCATCTTCGCCACCATTCCCTACCTCGTGTCGGTTCGCCCAAAGTTGACCAAGTAATGGTGAAAACCGTTCTCATCGCACTGGTCTGTGGGAACCTCGGCTACATCGCTGGTCGCATCAGTAAGCGATAGCCATGGCAGTGAAATACCTACTGACCAACGGCAACCGAGAGTTGGCGAAGGACGGGGTATTCACTTGGACGCTCCCAGCACTCAACGCACGGCTCAGCAACGGCAAGAACCACGTCACCTGCCCTAGCGCAGGTATCTGTGCCAACCTTTGCTACGCCCGTAGCGGAACATTCAACTTCAGCAATGTGAAAAAAGCGCACGTTGCCAAATTGGAAATGCTGCTCAATGACCTAAGCGGTTGGGAAGCGCAAATGACCGCCGAACTGCAAGCCAAGCGATACCGTGGTGGAAAATGGGTGCGTATCCACGACAGCGGAGACTTTTTTTCGCCCGAATACTTTGAGGCGTGGCTCCGTATTGCCGAGGCGACACCCGACGTGCGGTTCTATGCGTACACGAAGGAAGTGGCGATGGTGAAATCCCACACCCTGCCCGACAACTTCATCATCATCTTCTCCATGGGTGGCAAGCAAGACGGTTTGATTGACGTAGAGCGTGACCGCCACGCTGACGTGTTCCCTACATTGGAAGCACTCGTTGAGGCTGGATACACCGACCAAGAGGACAGCGACATTCTTGCAGCGACGTTGCCAACGCCCAAGATTGGCATTGTGGTGAACAACATTCCCCACCTAAAGAAACGCCAAGGCACAGCCACCTTTGCTAGCCTGCAACAAGAACGAGACGAACTGGTAGAAAGGCACAAGAATGGGCGGGCCTAAGCCACCGTGCAACTGCCATAAGGACGCTCTTGTGGCGCAGAACCGTGCCGAGGCGCTCCTTTTGGAACTCATCTCCGAGCGGTTGCTGAAGCACAAGCCACCGTCGAAGGAAGAAGTCGAGGCCGACGACAAGCGCATGACCGACCTCGGCTACCCACCCACTGAAATCGAACTGGCGCACCGCAAGGGCTATGACATGGGCTGGTGGGAGTGCTACGAAGTGTTGAGCAACCTCATTGACGCACACAACGATAACAACGAATACCGCAGGCAACGGTAAATAACGAACAAGCGTCTACAGATAACGCTATGTGTACACAGTTAGAAACAGGTGAAATGTAATGCCAGAACAAGGAAACTACTCATACCTCAACCCAGCCGAGGACTTTTCACTGAACTGTCAAGCCTGCGGATTTACCGAGGAAGAAGAACAAGCCATCGTCAAGTTCTTTGCGTACATACGCCAAGCCGAGGAACTGAAGCGAGCGAGCGAAAGGCTATTCAGCGAATGACCCCCGAAGAAATCAAAGCCCTACGAGAGAAGCACGGCAAATTTGGGTTTCGAGAGAACCGAACCTTTTGTGTTTTTTGCCTAGATGATGACGGATTGGACATCCCCTACCCCTGCGACGTAATCAAGGTACTGGACGAACTAGACCGAGTAATGAACGCTGCTGAAATCTACGGTCTTACCGTCAAAGCAATGACCGAAATCAATACGGCGGACGTGTACGAAAAACGAATTACCAAGGCGCTCGACGCAATCAACAAAATCAACACAATGCGAGTGGACGAGGACGACTTTGAGTGGCTACAGACCGCCGAGTTCACCCTGAAGGGGGAGTAGTGAAATGACGCAGGAACCGAGAGACGGCGACATGATGGTGCTGGACGATGAAGTAACCGTCGAAGTGTTCTACAAGGGCAAGTGGGTCAACACCGAGCCACCGATGACAGTCCACAGCATCGCCCCGTACTACAAACTCAAGCCATTTGGCACCTATCCGTATGGGGTGAAATGACCGAAGCGCCAATCGTCCTCGTTCACGTCCTCGCACGGAACAAGGAAGCCACGCTAGGACTGTACCTAGAGACGATGTACGAGTGGGACTACCCCAAGGAACGTA